TGAAAAAACAAAATAGAGATATTTTAAAATCATTAAAACAAGCTATTGAATGAAAGTTTTATTTCTGTTTAAATTAAAAAAATCATACTAAAAATTAGTATGATTTTTTCGTTGCTGAGTAGTTACAGCTCATTTCCTTTTGTTTCAAGTAAATTTTTATTTATAGTATATCATTTTGTAATATGTTCTTTTAATGTTTGAGTAGCCCATTTTCTAAAATTTGTTGCAATTTTGCTATTTACTCTATAGCCAATGGAAATAATCATATCAGGATTAAAATATTCAATATTTCTTTCAACTAATCTTTCTCATTCTTTTTGAACTGTTGCAAAAAATGCAACAGTTCATTTTTTTTCTAATTCTTGTTCTTTTAAAATATTTTTTATATGTCTTGAAATAACTGATTTATCACGATCAAAAACACTTGCAATTTGATCTAAACTAGCCCAAACAGTTTCATTATCAAAATCACCTTTTATTTCTATAGCTCAATTTGATGCATGATAAATAATATTATTTGATAATTTTTGATTTTTTTCCATTTTTTTATTTGTTTATATTCTAAACCCTATTTTTTCTAATTGCTTTTTTATTTCATTGTTCATTTCTTCTTCTTTTGCCATTTGTTCAGAAAGTTTTTTTGTTAATTCATTCATTTTATCTTCAAACGGTATTCAATCATCCTCTTGTTCTTTGATTCCTACATATCTACCAGGAGTTAAAACAAAATCATGTTTTTCTAAATCTTTAATATTTGCTGATTTACAAAATCAAACAATATCTATATATTCTCAAGTTGCAGATTTTGATTTTCTCCAATTATGATAAGTATCAGCTATTTTTTTTATATCTTCTTTTGATAAATCTTTATGTACTCTATCTTTCATATATCCCATTTCAGAAGCATCAATAAAAAGAATTTCATTGTTTTTAATCGGTTTTTCTCTTCTCAAAAACCATATACAAGCAGGAATTCAAGTATTATAAAAAAGTTGTTTTGGTAGTGCTACTATACATTCCACTAAGTCATTTTGTATAAGTTTTTTTCTAATTTCCCCTTCTCAAGAACTATTTGAACTTAATGATCCATTTGATAAAACTGTTGAAATTACCCCATTTGGAGCTGTATGGTAAAGCATATGTAAAATCCATCCATAATTTGCATTTCCACTTGGTGGAACTGGATATCATTTCCATCTGCCATCATCTCTAAGAATTTCTTGTCACCAGTCAGATTGATTAAAAGGAGGATTAGCAAGAACAAAATCCGCTTTTAAATCAGGATGAGTATCATTTAAAAAACTTCATTCTGTATTCCATTTTACAAAACTTGAATTTATATTTCTTATAGCAAGATTCATTTTTGATAATTTCCAGGTTGTTTGATTTGATTCTTGACCATAAATTGTAATATCTTTTATATTTCATTGGTGATCTTCCACAAATTTTTCACTCATTACAAACATACCTCCAGAACCACAAGCAGGATCATAAACTCTTCATTTATAAGGTTCTATCATATTTACCATAAGCTCAACAATTGCCTTAGGAGTATAGAATTGACCTCATTTTTTTCATTCAGCATTTGCAAATTCTCAAAGAAAATATTCATATACTCTGCCAAAAAGATCTTTTGAATTTTTATTTTCTCTTTTTAAATCCAGATTTGAAATTAAATCAATTAATTCTCAAAGTGATGTTTTATCTAAATTTTCTTTAGCAAAAACTTTTGGCAATACATTTTTTAATTCTTTATTTTCTTTTTCTATTTCATACATAGCTTCATCTATTATTTTCCCTATTTCTGGAAGTTTAGCACTAGCATGAATATTTTGCCATCTTGATTTTTGGGGCACAAAAAATATATTTTCAGCTATATATTCGTCTCTATCTTCTGAATCTGAATATTCATCTTTTTCTAATTTATCATATAGTTCAGAAAAAGTATCAGAAATATGTTTTAAAAAAACAAGTCATAAAACTATATGCTTGTATTCTGCTGCATCTATTCATTTTCTTAATTTATCTGCTGCTTTAAAAAGCTCAGCTTCGAAATTTTGGTTTGGACTTGCCATAATTTATGATTTAAAAAATAGTTTTACACCTTTCAGGATTTAAACCTATATATTACATATTTAAAAAATGGCATTAAATAGAGATAATTCTACTAATGCCAATTTTTTATCTCAAATGGTGGGGCAACCGTGTCGCCCGTCGAACAGAATTATATAAATATATGTTAAATAATCAAGCAGAAGTTTTAAAAATATGTGATTCTTTAAGGAAAGTTATGTATGATTAATTTTTATTAAATTATTTTATTTAAATAAAATAATTCCTTTCAATATATAGTTTTTAATATTTCAAAATAATCTTTTCTAATTAGTAATTCACTTCAAGAAAAAGACGGTATCATTCATTTTATATCATTTCATAAATATTCACTATTCCATTGATTAAACTTTAATATAATCTCATCTTCATTATTTACTGCAAACAATCACCTATTAAAATCTCCAATTTTTAATCATAATAAATTAATGAGTTCATTTTTAAACCATAATATTTTATAATTTTCAAACATATCAAAAGTCTGAATAAATGTAACTATAGGATTTTCTTCTAGAATAATATTTTTACTATCATTATAATTATATAAGTTTTTTGTATTTAATTTATAATCAGAATAAGGAAAATCTTTATTTTTATCAAAAATTACTCATCAATAAACAGTTTTTTGTTTATATCAATCTCTAAATTTATCTTCTGAATATAATTGTTTTTCGTAGTGTCATATTCTAAAATATCTATTTTCTATTTCGTTAATATCTGAAAAACATGATTCTTTGTAATCTATAGGAAATTTTAAATCTTGAGGTCTAGATGTTAAAGAATTTGTTTGAGCTGTAAGAATCTTATGATCTATCATTATATCTTTATAAATTTTTACTTGATCTGTAGATGAATACATATTTAAATAATTATAAAGTTCTTTATTTATAGATTCTAACCAATCATTTGAATCATATATATGATTTACAATTTTTTTTGAATGAATATCATAAAATAATTCAGATATAATTTTTCAATATTTCTGATTTTTTGTATTCAAATTTTCTTGAAAAATATCATATAAATCAAATCAAAAACCAAAAGCATCTAATACTTTATGTCTATAATTTAAATTAATTAAAAAATCATATAATTCTGGTGTTAATTCTTTTTCCATTATAAATTAAATTGTTTAATAATATAATCTATTGAATATTCTCAACTTGGATAATATTCAAGTATCTCATCCTTAAAATTTATAATATATTTATTATCTACTTCATTATGGAAATCTAATAAAACTTGAAATAATATTTGTCTATTTAGATATAGAAATTTGCTACTATTTTTAAAAAACCATTTAATTGGTTTAATTAATAAATCTTTATCTTTATAAAGTAAATATATAACTCATGATATAGATATATTAGATATTTCTGTAGCTCATATTCTTAATCTAGACATTAAAACACATATTAACATTTCTTCCATATTCAAATTTAATTCATTTATCAGCGAATCATCAAATTTATCTTCAATTAAATCAGGTATTCTAAAACTAATAATATCATATAAATTCTCATACATTTTTAATGCTAAATCAGACTTATTTGCAATTTGTGAAATTGATATTATAAGATTTGATGCCATATCATGAGGTACTCATATGTTATAATATTTTTCTTGATTAATACTAAATAAACAATCTATTGCTGTGTTAAAATCAATATTTCAAACTTCAATAAAGTTATCAACTTCAATAAATCATTCAAACCATCATCATGTTTTAGTTGTAAATACACACATTTTATAATATAGATATTGTTCTGATCTTTCAATAAATAATTTATCTAAATCTAGTTTATTATATTTTTTTTCATACTTATTAAATCTTTCAAAATTTCTTGATACTAATGTATTAATTAAATTTTTTAATGAGTCATCAAATTTTCTTTGATTTATTATAAAGAACAAGCTAATTAGTTTTGATTCAGGGATAAATTCATTTTCAATTATATCAAATATTAACTCATCATTTGTCATTTTAGAATTAATATTTGATATTCAAAGGTTTAAATTAATTATTCAAGATAAGATAGGTTTATTCTGAGAAGTATAATTATCTTGACTGATTTTTTGATCAATATAAATATATACTAGGTTGAACTTCTCAGATAAAAATACTAATCTATCAATAAAAATTTTAGAATCATCTCTTGAATTTCAATAATCTTTAATATATGATTTCTCAATAATTAATGATAAAAAGTCTATTCAAATCTTTTCGTCAATTTCAACTACTTTTTCAAAAACATTCAATGAATAATCTAAAAACTTTTCTGAAAATTTAGAATTTAGAAAAGTTTTTATTATAAACATTTCTATAAATGGATTTATATTTCAATTAATTTTTATTAATAACTCTTCTAGCATTTCTTCTCACATCCAATAATATCAATAACTAGAACTCAATAATTCATTTAATAAATATAAAATAGAATCATTTAAAGATATATTGAGATACTCTTTAAACCAATTTAAAGGCAACCATTTTATTCATTTTCATCATTCTGTATGACTAATAACAGTCCATGCTAAATTTTCCACTTTCTTGGTATAATAATATCATTTAACATTATCTATTTTATAAATATTAGATAAAGGATTTATTAATTCTTGTAATGTTGTGTCTTTTCTATATCAATTTGAAATTGAATAAATGAGTGCTTTTGAAAAATATTCATCTGATTTTTCTTTTAATCATGATTTTCCATAATATATTGATAAATCAAAAAAATTTTCTGCTAACTCACTATATATTTTTGTATTAACTTTTACATCATCTTCAATACTAGATAATATTAAATCTTTATTTAATGGACTAAGATATTTTTTAAGTAAGTCTAATTTTTTTGATGGAGTAAGTGGTCATCAAGCTATATTAGTTAAATAAGTAGTAGTTTTTTCTGTTACTTTTTCTAATATATCTAATATTTCTTTCCATTCTTCAGGATTATCTTGAATAAGCTTTAATCATTTATCTATTGATTCAATTATAAATGGTTCAATTCCATAAATATCCATGGTTCTTGGTTTTCACTTAAAAGGTTCAAGATCTAAAATAAGATAAGAGAAAGCCTCTTTTAATTCTTTAAAATTAAAATCTGTATTTTGTAGTATTAAAATTTTAATAAAATATGTACACCAATTATAAAACCAATTTTTCAAACTTAATTTTTGAACTACTTCATTAATTTTTTGATTATCATCAATTCTTACTAATTCATAAATTTTTCAGAAAAAATCTTTTATTAGAGAAAGATCTTTTTCAAAAAAAATATCTTTCTCTAATATTTCTATTAATAATTCATCTATATTTTTAGTAGTTAAATTATTAGAAAAATCTAAAATTTTACTTAGAAATTTATTTTTATAAATATTTTCAACTAAATTTAAGTTATTTTCACATTCTAATTTATAAAATTGAAATTCATTATTAAAAACACTTATTAAATCTTCATTTTTAATTATATTCTTAGCAATTCTAGATAATAACTTGATATTTTCTGAACCTAATGCATATCTAGTCAAAGTTTTTATATATTTTTTGTATTCATCATTATTAAATTGATATCATTTTGATTTATCTAAATAAAGTTCCCAAGGGGCATTTTGTTTATTAATATCTAATAAATAACATATTTCTAGTCATAATAAAAATCAAACAGTAGATTCTCATTCAAATTCTAAATATTCTTTAACTTTTTCGAATCATTTAACATACAATAAAGACTCAATATATTTTAAATTATGAAATTCATCATTTAAAACAGTTGAAAGAATTCTTGAATTCTCTAAAACATAAATCAGTTTTTCTAAATTCTTTTCTTCTACTACACACTTAGATAATAATATATGATTCTTTTCTATTAAAGTAATATTGTATCAATTATATAAACTATTAATAATAAATTCTTTATTTACAAACTCTATTCATTTTAAATATTTTCCTGTTTTTATATATAAAGTTAATAAATTTCTATATGATTTTGTAAAAGTGTAAAATCACTTTTCTTCAAGCCATTTAATTATTGGATCGTATACTTTTTCATTAACTATGATCTTCTTAATTTCTAGTAATTCAATAATAAATCTTCTGAAGCTTTCATGATATATTATTAATCATCCTTTAGAAAAATCTTCATTTAATATAGGAGAAAATATTTGTAAGGTCTCTTTTACATAATCTCAATCATTAGTTATCTCAATCAAGTCATTTTCATTTACTCTAAAGTCAAGTCATGTAAGAGCATAAATAACATTATCATTTATTTTTTTTCAATCAATCAAATACTCATAATATGATTTTAAATTCCAATCATAAAGTGGAAGAGAATTTATATCACTACCTTTTTTATATTCAGATAAAAGATAATTTAAATATAAAGCATTTCATTTAGATTTCTCAGATAATAAATTTACAAAATTTTCATCATAATCTATTGATATTTTTTGTAAATATTCTTTAATTATCTCTTCATTCCAAACTGGTAAAGAAATATATTCGAATCATTCAAAATCTTTTTCAAGAGGCTGTGAAAAGACTATTAATTTTGTTTTATTATTAAGTTTTAATTTAGATAAGTGTTCTATTATATCAACCTCAGCATTACTGATATTTTTATCTAATTTTGCAATTCTATTTATATGATCTAATCAATCAATTATTAAAATAAAATCTTCATCTATATTATCAATTAAAATATTTAATTCATTTAAATCACTAGCATATAATTTTTCTTTTTGAAATTTTAAATCTGGAAAAGATAATAAAATATCATTTATTAAATTTCAAAAAAAAGTATTAGTTTTTATTCTATTAGAAGATAAAGAATCCTCTAGTGATATATAACAATAATGTTTAGCAAATTTAATAGATTTACTTAATAAAAAAGTTTGAAAATTTTCAACAAACCAAGACTTTCATGCTCATGGTTCTCATTTTACAAAGATTTTATTTGAAGATTCTAATTTTTTTATTACTTCCTCTGAAAAATTATTATTAGTAATATTCTTATATTCTTCTATTGGGAATTTTTGTTCAATAGATCAATATGTTTGGTTTATTCATATATGTCTTAATATTTCATTAATACTAATTTGAATTCATGTTTTTTTATTTAAACTAGATCTTTTATTATTTACAAATTCAGCTAATTTTAATAAAGTTTCTTTCTCATTTATTTTATCATTAGGAAATGCTCAGATTCATAATTTTTGCAATAATGTTTCAATATTTTTTTCTAATTTTCACATATCTTCAACATTCATTGAAAATTCAGGAAGATTAATTTCAATTACTAATTTATCTAAAAATAATATTAATTCCCCCCTAGATATATTGTTTTCTTCTATATATTTCTTGAAAATTCTCCATGAACTATCTATTCAAGATTCAGTATTCCATAAGTTATCAATATTAACTTTATAAATTAATGAATCACTGAAAGATTTTTCAATAGAATCAGATTCAGTAATATAATTTAATATATTATTTCAAGTTATTGGTTTTGTCCATGTAGTACATATTCTAAGCTCAGATAGATTATCTTTTTCAGGATAATTTTTATATGATTCATATAAGGAATCCAGTCATAAATCATATCATCCACTATCTCTAGCTAAATAGTCTTTTTGAAATTCAATTGATCAATCACTATGTTTAATTTGTTTTTTAAATATTCAAAACTCATTAGATACTGTAAGATCATCAAATTTATCACTATTATATTCTTTATAATCAAAAATAAAGGTAGTAGTACTACCTTTTAAAATTTCTTTTAAAATAAAATAAACTGATAATCTATCTTGATATGCATATCAAGTATGAGCTTTTCCTAATGACATTATCAAAAAATATAAAAATTAAATCATTCAAATATAATATAAAATTATATTATATAAACCATAAATAAGAATTACCCAAGTAATAAAATATAAAATATTTACTATAAATCATATAATTGGATATGTGGGAGCTTTAAATTCAGAAAGTTTTTTATTCATATCATTAGCTTTTTCTTTATCAAATTCAAATTTTATTACTTGATCTTTATGTTCTTTTGAAATTTTCACATATTTACTCAAATACTTCATCTGTGATTTAATAGTAAAAGCATCATAATAAAAGCTTAAAAGAATTGCTATAATACTAATTGCAATAAAAATAAGCAATGATATTACTCAATATTTAAAATGCATATCATTTTGTATTCAATCTTTATTTATAAGTCATAAAAATGCAATCATTCATGCAATAATATTCATATGTGCAGTTCTAAAATCTGATACAATTTTTAAAAGAATATCAGAATCATATCTTATCAATTCAATAAATTTATCTAAATTATTTTGAATTGTCTTTTTATTTCAAGGATGTGAATATCAAAAAGCATTTAAAACTTTATTCCAAATTTCCATATTTTTATAAATTAACAACTAACACTTAAGACTCATTTTTTCATATCTTCTCTTATCTCTCTCCAATTAGGCATAAATCTATCCATATATGCTTTAAAATTATCATTATGCTTTCTTTCAAGTAAATGAACAAGTTCATGTAAGACAACATATTCTATGTGTTTTTTATCCTTTTTTATCAATTCTAAATTTAGCCATATTCTTTTTGCTTGAATATTACAAGATCCCCATCTTGTTTTCATATTTCTGATTCTAAATTCTGCTAAATCTACTCAAGTCATCTCTACTAATTTTGGAGTTATTAAATCTAGCATTTTTTTAAATTCTAATCTATACCATTTATCTAATAAATTCATTTTTTGAATACTTGAATCAGGATCTTTTACATATAAATCAATATATTTTTTATTTTTTAATTCAACTTTTAATTTATCAGATTTATGAATTCTAAGTAAATACCTCTTTCATAAAAAATAATGACTTTCTCAATTTAAAAATTCTCTCGTAGTTTCTCTTTCTTGAGATAAAAATTTCTTAATTTGTTTTTTTATCCAAGTCAATTTTGAAATTATCAAAAGACGAATAACTTCATCATCTGTATGAGATGGTGTTGCTACTCTTACTCTTCAATATGGAGGATAAACTCAAAGATGAATATTTTTAATATTCTTTTTGAAAATCTCCACATTAATGTCATTTATGGTAATTACTTGTTGCATAAAAAATAATTATATTAGTATTCTTTTTGATTCTTGATTAATTCAAACAAATCATCTATATTTACAGTTGCAGGTATTACTTTAGATAAAGCATTTTTCAACTCTCTTTGTTTAATTTTATTATCTCTAAATCAATCTTTTCTCTCTTTTATTATAGTATTATGAACTAATAAAGCTAGTTCAATATCAAGTCAAAGATTATCATATAGAGCCTTTTTAGCAGATGTATTTATAAGTGATGGAGTATCTGAATTATTCAATGGTTCTTTTACTTTTTTAGCTAATTCAACAACTCTTCTTAAATATTCTTGATATTCTAAAGCTTCCTCTCTTCTTTGTTTTATAATTTCATCAAGTAATTTAGACATTTGTTCATAATATCTTGGATTTACTTCCTGTTCATCAATAATTAATTTACGGATATTATTTTCAATAGTTTCAGCCATAGCTTCTTTATCTTTTCTAACTCTTTCAGGAAGAGCTTCTTTAAATTTATCAATATTTGTTACAACTAAATCAAGTAAACTTGTATCATCAAAAGCTGATATTTTTTTACTATCTTCAGATGCAATATAAGAATCAATTAAATGCCTCATTGCTGGTTCATAAGCTTTAAGATCAATGTAATCTCAACTTGCTAGTTTTATTTCATCTCTAATATCATTATAAAATTTAACATCCTTTTTAATTTTTTCTATTTCATAATCTGAGTATCCAGCATCTTTCATTTCATTTGCAATATTTGCATATGATCTAATAAGAGTTACTACATGTTTGTATAAATTATGTCTTTTTTGTTCATTTGCTTTTAATTCTTCAGTACTTGCATTTTTTCAAATAAAATAATGCATAAAATCAGTTGTAGTTCTATTTGGTCAAACTCATTCACAAAGTGCTTTTACAGTTTCTAAAGCTTCATCTAAATCTTCTTTTGCTTTTTCAAGTCTATCAGTTAATAATCAAGCAACATCTTCTTTTTCAAAAGCATCAAAAGCTCCTGATGTATAATCTCAAATAGCTTTTTCAACTCTTCAAAATAAGTCTTTATAATCAATAATGTATCAATATTCTTTACTTTCTCAATCTAATCTATTTACTCTCGTAATAGCCTGAAAAAGACCATGATCTCTCATTGATTTATCGATATAAAGATATGTAGCAGACGGAGCATCAAATCAAGTTAATAGCTTATCAACAACTATTAACAATTTCATTTGTCATGGTTCATCTATAAATTTCTTTTTAACTTCTTTTTCAAAATCTTCTATTTTTTTAATTGCCTCATCTTGACTTACTCAAAACCAATTTGAAAGCATTTTTCTATAAGTTTCATACTTTTCAATATTCTCAGTTTCTTCATCTCATCAAGTAGTTTCTCATTTAATACTAGCTACTGTTGGATTATAAGATGATATTATTGCACATTTTTTAAATCATGCATCCTGGAATAGTTCATAGTATTTACAAGCTTCATAAATACTACCTGCAACAAGCATTGCATTTCCTGATCCATCATATAAACGAGGTTTAGTTTCAAAATCAAGTAATATATCTGACAATATTTTAGTTAATCTTGATTTAGAACTTAAAACTCTTTGAAGTGTTCACCATTTTTTCTTTAATTGAACTAGAGCATATTCAGTTAAACCTCTTGTTTTTGCATCAAACCATTGATCAATTTTTTCTTGAGAAGTAATTCTTTGATCTATATCTCTTGCTTCATATCTCAAATCTAAAACTACTTTATCTTTAACAGCTTCATCGAATTTATATGTATGAATATATTTACCAAAAGTTTCTAATGATGTTAGCTTGTCACGAGCCAATAATGGTGTTCAAGTAAATCAAACAAATATTGCATTTGGCAAAATCATTTTCATAGCATCATGAAGGCTACCTGATTGGGTTCTATGACATTCATCTACAAATACATAAATATCTCATTTAGCTTCAAAATCTTTTGGAAGACTAGACTTTAAATCATCAATATAACCATCATAATCACTGTCATCATTTCAATTTGTTTTATTTCAAAATTTATGAACAAGTGAACATATAAGATTTTTTTCTTTTACATTTAATTGTTTTATAAGATCTTTACCACTTTTAGTTCTATAAATATCTTCATTTACTCATTTGAATACTTTTTCTATTTGATCATCTAATTCCTCTCTATCAGTTATAATTAAGATTCTAGAATCATTTATGTTTTCTAAAATCCATTTAGTAAGCCAAACCATAGTAAGACTTTTTCAACTTCATTGAGTATGCCATATGATTCATCACTCTCTTTTTTTAAGAGTATTTTGAGCTTCTTTTACTCAAAAATATTGATTTTGACGACAAAGTTTTTTAGTTCATTTATCAAAAACAATAAAATCATGTATTAATTCTAAAAATCTATTTTTATTACAAACTTGAGAGATATGTCTATCAAGTAAATTATCAATATCACTTTCTTCTTTCCAAGATAAATAATATTTTTCAGGAGTTTCTATTGATCCATATCTTAATCATTCAGTATCATTTCAAGCCATTACAAATTGAATAGTAGAAAAGAAATTTTTTATAAATAATTCTTTTTGATTATCTAGATTTTGTCTGATTCATTCACTTACTCATATTTTACTTCTTTTAAGTTCAATAACTCATAAAGCAATACCATTGATATAAATAACTACATCAGGTCTTTTTGTATTTTGACCTCTTACAGTTACTTCTTCAGCAATAGCAAAATCATTTTTTTCAAGTTTATTCCAATCAATAAGCCATACAGTTTGATTATTTTCACTTACATCTTCTTTTACTTTTACTCAATAACGAAGCATAGAATAAACTTCTTTATTGATATCATAAAGACTCTTACTAGTATCAAGAGCTACTTTTTCTAGTTTTGTTATTGCTTTATTTATGATTTTCTCAGAGTATCATCTTTTTTCAAGATTTTTAAAAAGTAAGTCATGCTCTACAGGACTTTTTCTTTCTGAATCCTCCCAATTTCAAAGATATTCATATCATAAGTAAGCTTGAAAGAAATTTACTACTCTATTTTGAGTAGCTCTTTCAATTTGTCAGACTTTTTCTAGATTCATAATTATATGGCTTAAATTTATAAAATAATTCTTTTAAGATATTTTAGATTTCTTATCAGTTTCATATTCTCATTCTGTTAAATCAGATTTTAAATAATCATCATCTAATAATTTTAAAAATATTCTTGCTTTTTCTTCACTTGTAATAGTGATTTTACCATCAGTGTCAAAATTAATTTTACTAGCTAAAAAGGGTTTACTATCAACAAAATTTTTAATTTCTTGGACTGATTTATTGAATACTTCAGAAGTTTGTTGTATTTTTATTAATTTATTTCTTAATCATTTTTTACTTTCAATATATCATTTAAATTGACCTACATCTGAAATAAATCACAAATTTTCAATTGCTTCTATTTTAGTATTAGCTCTTTTAGTAAATTCTTTTTCATATCAAAAATTTTTTTCTATTCTTTCAAAATCAAAACTTAGAACTATATCCTCTTCTTGTTTTTTATAGTATAAAAATGTAATTTGATTATTAAAGCGAAGTACTTTATCAGATTCAAATGATTTAAATTGCGAATTATCTGAAAATAATAATGCCCATTTTTCTCTATCTAATAAATAAATTGGATAATATGGAACATATAAATTACAAAATTCATTTTGATTTCAGATTTTTACAATTATTCATTCTATATTTTTAATTTCATCAATAGAAAAATTTTCTTGAATTCACCATCAGATATCTTTTATAAATTCCATCTCAGGTGTACAGTTTTCAAAATAATAATAAACATTACTAGATTCATCGTCATATTCATCAATACTTTTAAATACAACTTCATCTCATAAATATGATTTAGCTAAAGTAGAATATTTTTCAGTTAATCAATTAGAAGTAGTAACATCTATATTTATTTTTTTTATAGTACTATTATCTCAATCTTTAATAATAGCATATAAATTTAATGTTTTATTTTCTAAACTATCAATATTATTTAGAAATGTGTATAAATTATCTCTTGTTATCATTATAAATATATAAGTTAAAAAATATTATTTTGAAATAAATACAGCCTCGTCTTCTAAGATGTAATTTCATTTTATAGATCTAGTTTTTAAAATATCTTTAAAATCTTTTCTTGAAAGAATTATAGATTCAACTTCAATTTCATCTACTTTTAAACTTCAATTATAAATATTAAATCCAACTAAAGATAATACTGGATTTGATAAATATAAATTAGTTTTTATATACAAAATTCAAATAAATAATATTATTAATCACAATGATATTAATTGTCATGATTTTGTTATATCTAGGGTAATAAATGGAATTATATAAGTCATAAAATAAGCTAATTGTTCTCAATTTTTCTTTTTAATACTTTTTAATTCAACAGGAATTCCTACTATTTTCATTTTTGGATATAACCTTAAAAAAGAAATTAAAATAATTATTAAGTATATTCATAAAATTACAAATAAAGATGTTTTATTATTTATAAAAAAATCTTTATTTTGTTGTAATAATAAAATTAATATTAATGGAAACAAGGATAATAAATAAGATCATATTTTTATTAAAAGCATTTTTTATAAAATTTATAAAATAATTTATACTAATCTAATTTTTCAAGTAAGTAATTCTTGCATCATTCAATCTTTTATTTGTTTATATTTATCTCTTTTAGTTTTTAGAGCCTCAATTTCATTATCCATATCAGATAAAACTTCAGCAATAGCTTTTTGTTCTTCTATATCGGTTGGAACATTTACTATCATATCAGTTAATGTATCTTTTGTTATATAAGGAGTACTTCAAAGTTTTGCTTCAACAAAGATTCTATCTTTTAAATATTTATCCAAATAATATTTAATAAAAAATATATAATCTTTAAATCATAATAAAATATAAGTTCTTTGGTAAGCATTAAATTTTCCATTAAAATAATGGACATATCATACATTTTCTCAATTACCTGATATTAACAATACTTCTTCATCATAAATATAATTATCTATATAATAATGTTCTTTTGCACAAGTATAAAATCTAAACTTTCAATTTTTTACCATAGCATTAGCATCTAATTTTCAAGTTGTAATATTTGTGAAAGTCTTCTCTAATTTCTTTTTTTCCCATTCTCAATTGAATCAAGGTAATCTTCTTTTTCAAGTAAGTAATTCTTGCATAGCTCAATCTTTAATATTTTCTTTTTTATCAATTAATTCATCAAGTGATTTTATAAGATCTAATATGTCATTTATAGATTTTGCTATAGTATCTTGCTCATCAATATTTCTTGGTAATGGTATTTTTATATCTGATAAAACTCTTCAGTTTGTAAGAGCTCTTGTTGTATATGTACTTTTAGAAATAATTTGATTTCTAGCTAAAGATGTTCAGAAACAATATTTTTTAAATTCAGTTGAAAATAAAGAATTAAAAGGTCTAGCTCTCAAAACAAATCAGCTAAATACAGTGTCTTTAACATCTCAAGTGACGACTGTTGATATTCATATTTCTTCAACTGTTTCTGATGTACGAGTAAATAAAACATCATCTTTTTGAATTGAGAAATTTTTTAATTCATTGTTAGTTAAAAAAACTTTTCATTTAATATTTTCTTGTTTAATTCAATAAAAATTATATACATCCATGTAATTAATAATTGGTGTTCCGTATCAAAAAAATTCTTTTTCTTTATTTAATCAGTTTTTAAATTTAAATGAATCTCAAACTCTAACTAAATCCCAATCTTCAGGAATAACTCCTAATTCTGTCATTTTATATCAAGGTCTTACTTTTATTTCTTGCATATTTAAGGAGTTATTAAATACTAAATCCCATCTTTTTTAGATGATCTGTTACTTTTGACTCAAAAGTTTCTACCTGATTTGTTAATTCAGGTAGAGTATTTTTATATCTTTCTATTAATTCAGTAATTCTACCTGTTAAAGTTTGACTTACCTTATCAAGTTCTCAAGTTAAGGCTTCTTCTAATGTATGTATCCATTTATCATCTACTACAATTGTTTTTATTTCTTTAATTGATAAATCGCCATATTTATTATAAGCTAATTTATCTAGTTCATCTGATTTTTCTTTTATATCTTTATTTATTTGAGATTCAATTGAATATAAATCTAGTAAACCATGTAATATTTCATATTCTTCTTTATCAGTATTTTTGTTCAATTGTTTTAATCTTGCTAACACTGTAGTTTTTGAAATATTTCAAGCATCATTTCTAGCTTCTTCCATAATTCATTCATCTCAAGAATTTTCTTCAATTAATTCTTCAATTTGTCTTGTAATATCTTCTAATTCAGAATTTAAACTATCTATGTAATCTTGTTTATCTTTAAAATATCTGTTCACTATTAGTGATTTTGGAATCAAATCACAAGTCCATCATTTATCTATTTCTACTCATTTTTTATTTTTTTCTAGGATTCTATATGGTTTAGCTACCCATCAATCAATTCAGACCATATACATATCATCTTGCATGATTTCAGACCAATAATCCATCAAGTGTTGATACATATCATACTTACTTATTAGTTCAACATTTTCAAAAGTTATTAATAGTCATTCTGATATATCTTCTATTATTTGTTTCGGCTTAACTCATACATCTATATTTTTTAGTATATTTGTAGTTTTTTCTTTCCATGTATTAAATCTATTTTGTGTTTGTCTTCTATAATTTACAAATTCTTCACTTGAAAATATAACATCTTTTATATTTTCTTCATCAATTTTAATTTTTGAAAATCAAGGTCTAGTATCTTCAAATAGTTCAGATTTAAGATTTTTAAATACATTAAAATATTCCGACATTTTTTCTATATCAGAATTTGGGATTCATCATTTCAAATGAGCTTCTATATTTTGTAAATCTTCAAGTTCTGAAGTATCAATATATCTAGGAATATTTAAATTGTACTCATTTTTTTCTATTTCTGATAGACTTACAAATCTAGAGTATTTATCTATTTCAAGTCATTTATTGAATACATCTACAATTTTATGAAGATCCTGAGCTCTTAATCTGTTTTTATTTCCATCTTTCATAAATCATTTACTTGCATCCATCATAAAAATTCATTTTCTTTCAATTGAATTTTCTTTATCTATTATGATTATACAAGCAGGGATTCAAGTTCAATAAAATAAATTAGCAGGAAGTCATATGATTCATTTTATATATCATTTTTTTATTAAATTTCTTCTTATATCAGCTTCAGCATTTCATCTAAAAAGTACACCATGAGGTAATATTACTCATGCTTTTCAAGTTGATTTTAGCGATTTAATTATATGTAATAAAAATGCATAATCTCAATTTTTATCAGGTGGAATTCAATTATCAAATCTTGAAAATTCATCATTTGCAGGATCAAATCAGCTAGACCATGATTTTGTTGAAAATGGTGGATTTGCTACTATATAATCAAAAGTTTTTAATACTCCATAATTATCTTTATAAAATGGTTTAGATAAAGTATTATCTTTATGAATTTCAGCTGTAGGATTTCAGTGAAGAATCATATTCATTTTAGCAAGTGCTGATGTAGGACCATCTTTTTCTTGTCAATAAATAGTTAATCAATTTGGAGCTTCATCACTAGCTTTTAATAATAGTGATCAACTTCAACAAGCTGGATCATATACTGTTTGATTTTGATTTGTTGATTTATTTATTCATATAACTTTTGAGATTACTCTAGATACTTCAGCTGGAGTATAAAATTGTCATTTACTTTTTCAGCTTTCAGTTGCAAATTGCCTCATAAGATATTCATATGCATCTCATAAGATATCATCTCATTCAGCTTTATTATTTTTAAAATCTAGTTTTGGATTTTCAAATACAGCAATTAAATTTGATAAAGTATCTACCATCTCTTTTCATTTTCATAGTTTTTCCTCATCATTAAAATCTGTTTGATCAATAATTCATTTTAACTCATTTTCATCAGCAAGTTTAGCTATAATTTTATTTATTTGATCTCATATATCTGATTTTCATTTTAATGCAACCATATCATTAAAACTTCATCCATCAGGAATTACAATCAAAGCATCATCTTTTCAGTAATATTTATCTGAAACATATTTTATAAATAAAAATACTAGAACATAGTCTTTGTATTGAGAGGCATCCATTGAACCTCTAAGTTCATCACAGCTTTTCCATAAAGAAGAGTATAATTCAGATTTTTTAATTGCCATTCTTTTACTTTTGGTTATCTAATAAATTTTCAATAGTCACATCAAGTACTTTTGCAATTTTTGCAATAGTATAAACTGACGGATCTTTAATAACTCAAGTTTCAATTTTCGTTAAACTTGTGTAAGAAATATCTGCCTTTTTTGATAGTTGTTCTTGTGTTAATTCTAAAACTAATCTATATTTTTTTATATTACTTCATAGTATACTTTTCTCTTTTTCTTTTTTCATATTGCTTTCAAAATAGTGATAGTATATAGTGCTTTTATAATATATTTTTTTATAAAAATATCAAGTTAAAATTAAAATAAAAAATAGGTATTTCTACCTATTCCCTTTGACTATAAAGTGTAATCAATTCTTTTACATCAGCAATTGTAGCTGGTCTATCATCTAGATAATCATTAAACTTAAATCATTTATCTAAATTATCTTTTATAAATCCTGCGAATTTAGAATCTTTTAAAAAAATACTATTTTCTTCAACCAGCTCTTTTCAATTATCCTGAAAGTGTGGTTTATCTGTTTTCCATAAATCATATCACCAATCTATTCAACATTTTTTAGCAATTTCAGATATTTCTTTCCATAAGTAAATATCGTTTGGATAAAGTTCTTTTCAGTTAAAAGCAATATCAATTGCAAGTCATTTTGTATGTTCAGAATCTTTAGTCCATGTTACTGTTTTTCCTGGAATACTTCTTCATAAAGAGTAGAGATAATTTTGCCTTTCCTGACTTCTCCAGCTTTCAGTTATAAAAATTTTATTTCAAACTTCTTTTAAAAATAATTCTACTTTTTTTCTAAATCTAGGATTTAGTTTATCTAGTCATCTATATGTTTGTTGCATGTTAATTGTTTTTAAAATATAAAAATCAAAATGATCTTACAGCTAAATAAACAAGATTTCTTTCTAAAAATCACGATCATTCAACTTTTATCGATTCTCTTAGTGTTTTATCTGCAAAACATCTATTTGATGTTGCAAATAACTGATTTGTACTACTTGTATCAAATGTAACTCTTAGCTTTGATATTTCTTCATCAAAACTATTTCAAGTATTTAAAATCAAAATTTTTGAATCTTTTGAATACAAATAATCATGTAGTATGTATCAGACATATTTTGTTGGAGAAAATATGTTTTGTAAAAACTTCGGAATACTTCAAAAGTCAGTTTTAAATCATTCAGGTATTATTATAAAACTCAGTTTAGTTTCATAATTTACATACCATACAAATTCTTTTTTTACTTCCCAATAATCAGTTCCTGGGATCTTTTGAAGTAATCAGTTTTTATTTAAAATAGCTTGTGAATATCTCATATTATTTTGTAAAAGCTTCTAAAATTTTTTCTCAAAACATTGTTAAAACACTTAGTCATCCCATAGCTATATAAATTCTTTTATTAATAGCTGAGATTTCTTTTCAGTGTTTATCAACATCCTCTTCGAGCCTGTTTACTCTTCAGTTTGTTTTTGTAGTTTGAACTAGTATTTTTTCTAGTTTCTCAAATATTAAATCATCGTGATTTCACATATTTTTTTATTGGTTATCAAATAATTTTTGTAATTCAAGTCTTTTATTTTTCTCTATCTTAGAATAAGTTAAAACGAATTCTTTGTGCTTTAGTAATATAACTTCAGCTAAGTTATCTACTGATTCTCACTCAATACATAATTTTTCTAAATAATCAGACTTTTCTCAATTTTTAACTTTTTCAGCTTCTAAAACTTTTTGATTCCAGCTATAAACTTCTCACTCTGAATATCAACTTATTAATTTTGAATATTGGTAATCAAATTCTTTTTGAATTAATTGCTTTTTATATTCAATAAACTCTTTAGTTTTTTTCTTAGGTTCTAGAGTTTGTAAATTTCAAAAATCATCTAGTTTAAAAATATAACCTACATTTAACATTTCTTGTTGCTCTAATGTAAGAGTATTAAAATCAATTTCATTCGTCATTTTAAATTGAATTAAAAGATATTTTGTATTGTTTTCAGATACTTCAAGGATCTCAAACAGTTCATGCTACAGCTCATCAGTATGCTCAAGCAGTTCATCAAGCTCATCAAGTTCAAGCTGTTAATTGATAATTATATCAAGAGTAATCACTGTTATAAACAATTACAGACAATCATCATCAACCTCAACCACCTCATCAACCACCTCATCATCCTGGTCATGAGCTATCACTATTTCATGCTCATCAATTTCATCAAACTCATCAGTTTAATCATTTAAGAGTTACGATTCAACTTCATCAAACTTTATTTGCATAAATTACTATTATTCATCAATCTCATCATTTTATTCAACCAGCTCATCAACCAGCTCAAGATCAGTTAGATTTACTTCAACCTCCTCAACCCGAAAGTCATCAATTTTGTGGTGCAAAACTTCATCAATTCCAATTAGCTCATTGTCAGCTATTTCAATAAGCATTTCATCATGCTCCTCATCACCAACCAGCTCATCAAAGTCATCCTGGAAATCATCAAGTTCATCAAACTCCTCATCAATAACTATCTGATGCTCAACCTCAACCTCCTCAACCATATCAACTAGTACTTCAAGTTCAACCAGCTCATCAATATGCAATTCAGTTTATTGATGCATTTCATCCTGCTCATCAGTTTCATCATTTTCCAGGAGATCCAGGATACAAAACTGTTCAGTTGGGAAGTGTAAAACTTCAAGTGTTTCAAATTCAATCAGCTTTTAAAGTACCATTATTTTCAAAAAGATTATTTACTTTTATAAGTGTAGTTCATGTTCAAGTGATATTTAATGTAGCTCACTCTTTTATTATTACATTTGAATAGTTGTATTCTCAAACTGCTAGATTATAAGTTCAAGAAGTTATTATTAAATCTCAATTAGATCAGTTTCAGAAAAATTTATCAGTTCACATAGTACTTGAATCAAATAAAATTTCAGTTTCAGAAATTGCTCTAAAATCATATCCTCATATTAAATTTCAGTTTGAATCGTATCAGTAATAATTTCAAGTAACTAATGTTAGTTGATTTCAATCATAAAATTGATTAAATATTGATTCTTCTCAAATATTTCAAGTTTGTTGGCATATTCAAACGAAATTATCTCATCATTTAATTGCTAACTTATATCAAGATATTTTAAAATAAATATTTCAAGAATCACTTATCCAACTCGTTCAATTCCACTTTTTAGTTTCTCATGTAAAAGTTGATGTACTAAAATATCAAACTCAGTAATAATTTATATTATCATTTCATCAGCTTCTTTTTACATTAATCCAATATTTTTGAAAAGGTTCTAAAACTACAGGAGTTAAAAATATAAAATCTTTTTCTGATGCTGTAGTAGATATGTTGTCATATGAAATAGATTCTGAAGTTGCCAAAACTTGAGATCCTGGATTTCAAAGGTTATCAGCTCTAATTTCTATAAATACGGTATCACTTGGTGTATTAAATTTTGATAAAAATAAAATAATATTTGTTATAGGAACTTTTTGTCAGAAGAAACTTTGAGCAATTATTTGTTGACCTGGTTGTCACATTCAATGAGTATTTTGTCAGTTAATTTGTGCATAATCTATAACACTGTAGGCTTTTCATACTATTCATTCAGTTCATAACATATATTTTAAGCTTGAACTATTAACTTCAGCTTTTATTCAAATAATATTACTTCAATCTAAAACTGGTATTTTTCACTGTGAATCTGTTTTTATAAGCTGATTCGCTCAGTTAAAAACATTTCACATTTTTGTTATATTTAAGTATTCTTTTGTTGTTATAAAATCTCTTTCATCTGTAATATTTCAAGAATCAATAAAAGCTAATTTCAAAAAATTGATACTTGGATAATCACTTCAAGTTTTTATTTCTCATATTCAAGTTCCATCAGAATTATTTTCTGATCCATCATCAATTTCCACTTGATTTAACTCTATAAAAACTTTTTTAGTTCAAGTTGTATCAATAGTTAAGTTTGAGGTATTTTGGAATAAAACAGGAAATACAATACCATCTCTTACTATGTTAATAAAAGCAAATCATGGAGTAACTATTCCATTTTGTACTTCTAATCACTCAGCCACTCATGAAGTTGCTAGAGCTTGAAATATTTTTAATAAATCATAATCTTGATTTATATTTTCTCAGTTTATTAAAGCAACTCTTTGCATATTTTGAAAATAAAAAATAACTGTAAAAATATTACAGCTACTTTGTTTCCCCTCAAGGTCTTTTATATCTCAAGGTTTCTAGTTCTATTTCTTAAATCTTGTATAGTTTCTATTAAATTTAGAGTTTTTACTACTCAAGTACTAAGCCTTATTGAAACCTTATCGAGTTCTCAAGATTTATAATTTTTTTCAATAACTTTTAGTCATCCATTAAAATAAATTATATCATTTCAAGCATCAATAAAAACTTTTACAGTATCTCACAGATTTGCTACAAAAAAATCATGAGCTATAGGTGTGATCTCATACTCTTTTACTGAACTTTTTCTCTCTACAAGCAATGTATCTTTATCTCAGGAAGTAAAATATTTTTCATTTCTTCAAAACTCTAGGATACTTTCAACACTTACTGATTCTCAAGTATCTTTTTGTAGTATTACTCAGGCAATATTATCACTATCATATTCCATTTTTGCTGTATCAATAGTTCTACTTCATGGGAACTTTATATCATATGAAAATTCAACAAAATTCACTCAAGAAGTTCTATCTATTCAAATTGATTCTTTAAAATATAGCTTATTATCTTTTACTTCAAACTCATATGAGTTAAGAGCCAAATCTTTCAATATATCAAAATATGTTTGTCATTTTCTATAGCTTTTTGTAACTAACTCAGTTGCATTAGTTTCTAAAATAATTCAAAAATAATACCTGGAATTTATTTCATTTAAAATTTCAGTAAGTATTGAATTTATAGAAATATTTTCATATGTTTTATCTGAATATAAAAGCTTATTTTTTAGTAAAAAAATTTTATCATTTAGTATCACTTTTGTTTTAAATAAGTCAGCTTCAACGGATCTAATAATTCAAGAAAACATTAGTTTTTCTAAATTATTTTCTATTTTATAGATAGTTACTTCATTGAATTCTTTAAAATTTACATAATTGTTTTCAACATAGAGATTGGATACTTCAAAACTAGCAGTTGAAATATCATTTAATTTCAGTTTTACTTCAAGATTATTTACTTCAAAAATCTGAGATATATTATCTCATAAAATATTATTTATATAAATTACAAACATTATAAAAGTGCATTACGAAAATAAATATTTACACTAAAATCATTAAAAGGAATATTACCATCTTTATCTTCAATGAGCAGTTTTGTTGATTCTCAGATTCTAGTCCACATACTTCCTGGAATTCTAGAATATAAAATATTTTCTCAATTTTTTGTGACAGTATACTTTCAAGAATCAATAATTATTTTATCTCAAGAAACAGCATCAATATCAAGTCAGAAAAAAGTATTTTTAGTTAAATCCTTTATCATCAAAGGTCTATTTATTTCTCAATTAGCAGTTATCTCTATACGAGCTGAAGTTTCTATATTTCAAGAAGTATTACACTCAATAATATTATCTATTTTATTAAATGGATTAGATAGTTTTAATCACAATTTAAAACCTCAATAATGTCATTCAGTAGATGTTTTTATCAATTCATTTAAGCTTTTATAAATAGGTTCTTTTGTACTTTCTAAAACTATTCTCCATTTCCAATGACTTCATACAAAATCTTCATCTCATTCTATTATTTCAATAGGTTCTTTTATTTTTATATTTAAAATCCACTCATTATCATATAAATCCTTTATGTATAACTGTTTTTCATCAAGTTTTGATAAATCTCATTGCAGAGCAAATATTTTTTGTAAATATTCTATCTGTTCCTGATCTTTTGAAGGATTTCATATTCTATCACTTATTCATTCAAAAGTTATGATTCTAGTTCTTGCATAAGTAGGACTTACATTTCTACCATGCACTCAATCAATGTTTTCTGAATTGTCAGTTGTAGATAGTTTTCTCCAATCTTTAAAAGTATAGAAAATTCAGGAATTACTATCTTTTAAAATATCTTGTCAGTTTATTTTTGCTTGTTTAAAATCCATAAATTCTTGTTACATTCTAAATTTTAATTTATCAAAGAAAGTTTCTAAATCTACACTACTTGAAACACTTACACTTCATACATCTATCTTTTTTGAATAGTTATTATTAACTGTTTTTCACTGTCTAATCATTTCTAAATCAGGAACTATATTTGGCATTTTTTTAAGCATTTCTTGGCTTAATACATATTCTCATTTATGAACGACTCAAGCTACTTCATTTTTTCATCCATCTCATGTATAACCTCAATCAGCAAATCCATTTGAAGAGCTAGATTTTAATGCATTTAATCTCTTTTGAGCAGATATAGCATTATTTATTTGGTTTATTAAAGTAGAATATGAAGTAGATAAACTCGAAACATTATCTTTTAAAATTTGAGTTGTTATAGCTGATAGTTCTCTAGTTTTTTGATTTATCTCTGTTTGCAGATTTATTGCTTCATCTTTTTGTCTAGTAAGTTCCTCTTTTTCTCTAGCTAATTTAAGTATAAGAGCCTGTTCTTCTTCAGATAATCTTAAAAATCTTTCATCTTTTAAAATTTTTTCTATTTCTTCTTCAGTTACTCTTTTTTTCTCAGAAAAAAATTCATAAAATCTTTGTTTTCTTTCAAGTAGTTCTTTTTCTTTTCCTAGTTCTGATTCAGCTCCTATAGTTTTTTCATTTGATTCAGATATTATTTTTTGTTTTTCTCTTTCTTGATCTATAAGTATTTTTCAAATTTCAGAAGCCTGTTCATAATTTTTTACTCTTTCAAATATTTTTTGATCTATTATTTGTTGAGCTTCAAGTTCTTCTTTTAATAATAAGTTTATTTTTTCTTGTTTATTAAGTTTTTCTTCATAGCTAATATCAAGAGAAGCAAGTTCAACTTCAATTTCTTTTTTTTCTTTTTCAATTTCTAAAAGTCTTTTTGCTAATTTTTCTTGAGTATCAGTATCATTTTCTCAAAGTTTCTCATTTCTTTCTTTTACAATTAAATCTATTTTTTCTCTATATTTTTTATTACTTTCTTCTAGTTGATTATTTATTTTTCTGAGTCACTCTTCAATTTCATCATTGTATTTTTTAGTATTTTTTGCTAAATTTTCATTTAATTTATCTGATTCTTTTATTAAATCATTATAAGTTTTAAAACTATTTTCTAATCAGTTAATACTTTCTTTTATCTCGTCAGATGCTTGAGCTCATGACTTTCACATTTCTTTTGATTTTCATCCTGTTTTATCATAAGTATTTCAAAGTCACTCAATAGTTGAATTTATTTTATCAAATACTCAAGTGCTAGTTTTTCAAGTATCTTTTAAATCATTTTCATAATTATCAATATTTTCTAGCATTCTATCAAAAGCCTTTGAATTATTTGTTTTTATTTTATCCCAACTATCAGTCCAAGCCTTTTTAGTATTTTCAAGTCATTGTCAGTTTTCTAACACTAGTTTTTCCATTTCAGTATTTACTTCTTTTATTTGATCTATGGTTTTTCTTCATAAAATTTGTAAAACTACATTTACTTTATCTATTGCTGAGTTTATTATTCAAATAACATAATTTACAGCTGATTTTCAAGCTAATTTTACTATATTCAAACTTGCTCAGAAAAAGTTTCAAAGTCATGTTCCAAGTGTTTTTATAGCTCAGAATATACTTCATAAAACTGTGTTTATGATTATATAAATAGCTTGAAATCCATTTGATATTGCCATTGCTAAAAACTTAAATATTTTGAAATTATCTTGAGCCTGTTTTTTGTTTTCTCAGGTTAAAATTCAAAATGCTTCAGTGATTATTTCAAAAACACTCATAAATATTCCAGCAATAGCTTTTCAAATATTGATTACATTAGTTGCTATATCACTTCAAAAATCAACTATTGAAGACATATTATTTTGTAAAAATCAGTTTATACTTCAAATAATTCATTTTAGAGAATCTGATATTCACATTCACATTTTAGCTCATGCAATTTGCACATTATCTACTAAATTACTCCACATTCAGCTTAAAGTTTTACTTTGTTTTTCCATACTTCAAGCAAACTTTTCATTTAATCCTGTAAGTATAGCATTTATAGCAGTTGAAGAACTAATTCATTGATTTCATAAATCTCAAAGTTGTTTTTTTGTTAATCATAACTGTTCTTCTAGGATCTTAAATATTGGCAGACCTCTTTCAGCCATCTGTAGAACTTCTTCAGTAGATAGTTTTCATTTAGCTTCAATTTGTCATAATGCTAAAATAACTCAGTTTAAATCATCTTGTCATCTACCAACTGCACTTATTGAATCTCATAAAACTTTTACAGTAGCAAGAGCTTTTTCTCATTCAAATCAAAATCATATAAGTTGCTGTATTGAATTTGTAAGTCAAAGTTTATTAAATGGAGTTTTCGAAGCTAACTCATCTATATCTCTTAACATTGCAAGTGCCTTTTCTTCCGATCCAAGCAAAGTTTCAAAACTTATTTTTGATTGCTCAACTTGAGCTCATAAAACACTTATTTTTTTTATAAAATCTCATATTGCATAAACACTAAAAGCCCCAGTAATAGCTCATCAAATTCATTTAAAAAATCATCATATTTTTGATGTATTATTTGAAACTTTACCAAGCTCAGTTTCAGTTTTTTTGATTTCATTTTGAAGTTCTTTAAATCTTTTGCTTCATATTTGAGTTTGGTTTAGTTCATTATTTAAACTTTTAATTTTTTCATTTAATCAACCAATGGTTTTTACAGCTTTTTCTGATTCTTGTTTTATATCTTTAAGTCATTTAGTTCAAGAGTTTCATAAACTTTTTTCTATACTAGTTCCTGCTTTTTCAAACTCACTTTTTATTTTTAATGTTGAAGATTTTATTGTATTTTCATCAACTGATAATCAAACTCTAAGTTCTCATAAATTCGACATTTTAATTAAAATTACTGAGTAAATTTTTTAATTTTCTTTTTTCAGCTTTACTATCATTTCTTTTTGGATCATACTTTTCTTCTCATGCAATTATTTTTATATCTTCAAGTAAACTATTAAAGATTCCAAGAGGTGTTTCCATCGTTTGCGAGTAACTATTTCAAAAAAACTTCATAAAAAATCATACTTTAATATGAAAATCTTTTAGAGATTCAGTATTATCTTTTTTCTTTTCAAAAAGTGTTTTAATTTCTAAATCTTCTATGTTAAATAATTTTTCAATAATTACTCTTGTTTGATCTTCATTGAGAGTGGGGATATCTTTATTGAACTCTAAAAAAATATCTTCTATAAACTGCTCTATATCAGATAAAGCCAGATAATATCATCCAAGAGTTAGTTCTCAGATTTTGTAGGTTTTATTTCAAATTTTTACTTTAATTTTTTTTCTCATGGCTAATAAAAAAGATCTAATCTTGCTATAAGACTAAATCTTTTTTACTTCCCCTCAAGGTCTTTTATTTTACAAAAATTTATAAGTAAAATAATGCAAAAGCCCAAGTATATCTTCTTTTATTATCGCAACTATTTCATTTTGTTTTGATAAAATCTTTTTAAATAATCATTTTAAAATCTCAATAATGTTTTGATTCTTATCTATATTTTTCATAGTTTCAAAAAATAGGATTTTATCTTCTTGTTTGAGAGAATAATTATACTCCAATCCACCAAGTGTAAAAGTATCTACACTTTCTTTTTTATAAATATCTAGGTTTATAGTTTCCATTATACAGATTGTTCATCAAATATTTCAAATACTTTATTATACTGATCAGGATATCAGATAAATTCTACAGGAATACTTGCTACTGATTCAAGGTCATCATCTTCAGGGAAATCAAAAGCAAGATTACTAGTTGAATATCATTTATAAATTTTTATTCAAAACTTTTTACCATTTTCATCAGTATTTTCAAATACTAACTCATACAAATTTAATGCTTTTAATAATTCCTCATAAGTTAAAGTTTTTTTTGCATTTGGAGTAAAATCATAAGTAATTTGTATATCTCAAGTCTGAACAGATTTAAAAATCAAGTAAGTATATCAAATTTCTCCATTTATTCAGTTTCACAAGTAAGTTGTATATGAGGTAGCTCCTACTGTAGTTCATCAAGCTTTTACACTTGTTATTGTAATTATAGAATTATTTCAGTTTTTATTCTTTAATTTTATAGGAGTATAAGCAGTTCATACTTCTCAGTAACTTTCATCAGTTTTTGTCTGAATAGTTCATGGTGTATTTGTTAAATCTCAAATACCATCAATTTTTGCAAGATTATCTAAGTATAATTCTACAATTTCTGCATTGAATTTTACTTGATCAAGTTTTTTTCTAGGTGGTAGTTTTGAATTGGCAAATTTTAACTGAGCTAATAAAAATGATACTTCAAGTCAGGCTCATTTTAATGCTCAGATATTTACTCAATCTATTTTCAAAACACCATTTCACATTCTGATTGACTCAGATTTTACAACTGGAGTTTGCATAAGAAATAATTAAAAAATAATACTTGCATAGATTACAAGTATTATTTTTCCCCTCAAGGTCATTTCAGAATTTAAAACTTTTGATCTTTAAATACAAAGCTAAAAGTTAAAGGTTTATGTATGTAGTTTTTTTCAGGATTTCACAAATCAGGTCATAAACTCATGAGCTTTGATTTTACTCAATCTTCATTGGATCTATTAAATAATCAAACTAGCAGATCTTTTATTTCTTCCATTTCTTCCATATTTGTAGCCCAAATATCTATCTGATAAACTGATTTCCTTATTCATAAATTAGTGGTATTTCATCAAATTTCACTATAGCTTATAAAAGGTTTATCTAGTCATTTAATAGATTCAATATCTCTACATTTAATATTTTCTGATCATCAAATCTTTTGAGTTAAATTTACAAAATTTTTCATCCTATTATAAATATATTCTCTGATATTTATAAATCATAGCTCACTAGTTGGTATCATGAGAATTCTTCTTTAATAAAATATTAAAATTAGTTTTCAATACTGATATAAGCTCTTTTTCATTATCAACAATTCATTTTCTTAAAAAACTCCTTTCTTCCATTGAATCAGTTCAAAACTCAAGATGCTTTCAGTATTCTTCAGTAGGTCAAGCAATAATTCCTACTGCATAATTTGTATTTGAGAGTTTCTCCATAGATATACTTCTTTTTAGATTTCAAGTGACTCATTCATACCAATTTCAGTTTATTTGAACTGGTTTATAATGAGAACTTCTAAAAGGTTTCTTACCATCTTTTCTATCAATAGTATTTTTTGGTAATCTCTTTTTATCTCTAGGAGTATTTTCTCTTACTTTTGCAACAAGTAAATTTGATGTTATCAAGAGTGATTCATCAATACTTTTTTCTATTGCCAAAGTATCTAAGCTAAATTCTGCCATATTCTAGTTTATAAATCTTAAAATACTTTTATTATGATCATGTTCTTTATTCATGTAAACTTTCCCCCCAAATACAACCTCAAAAATATTATCATCTAAAATGACTCTATCTCATTTTTTAGGGAGTAAATCTTTACTACTAAAAAGCTCATAATCTTTTGATGTAAAACCTAGAAGTTTTGCAGAATCTAAAAAATTATCTCAAATATTAAGTCATTTTTCTAAAATTATTCATTTAAAACTTACTTGAGATGATGATGACCTTACATCTTCTCAGTATTTGTTTGCACTTTTAACATAACTCTCAAGAATTATCTCTTGAAAGGCAAAGCTAAAATTGTCTATAAAAGCCATAAGTTTTTAGATTAATCATTTAAAAGACTTATACTTTGAGATTATCATATCGAAATTTTCTTTAATAGCTAGATTAAATCTATCTTTAATGTAAGAATCTTTTTCATCATTTGAGAAGTATGTTACAGAAAGGCTTCAAAGCTTTTGATTCTTTATATTTTTACTCTCAAATTTCTCACTATTAGTTCATTTAATTCATAAATCAAGACTCAAAGCTACTGCTAATTCCATGCAAATATTCTCGATATCTGAAGGAACTATATCAAATCAAATTGAATAGCTTATTTCTATATTTTTACTTCATTTCTGTGATTTTTCTTCAACATAGACTATATAATTATCTATGTAATCCAAAGTATAAAAATAAGTAGAATTTTTGTTTTTTATATAGATGATTTCATTTGGTTTATGATCTAAAAATAATTTATTAGTTCATGTTCCATCTATTCTTTTTAGAACTTCTTTTTTTTCTAGGTTATATCAAATTTTTGAGTCTATTAGTTTTGTAGCTTTTTCAATAATTAAAAGAAGCTTTGAATCACTACATGTATCTGTAATTCAAAGCTTATCTTTTAAGCTACCAAGAGTAGTATAATTCATAATTTCATTATATTAATCAGTTATCGATAGCTAGTTGTTTTAGTTCTTTATCAGATTTTCATTCAAGCTCTGATTCATCAAGTATTCATTCATCAACTAAAAGTTCTCAGTAATTTACATTGTCTTTAGTTTCATCTTCATTTGTCTTCTCAGATTCTATTTTATCAACAAGTTTATTCAATTCAGCAACTTTTAGTTTTTTATCATATTCAATTCCCGCATGATCTAGTATATCTTTACACTCTTTTGCAGTTTTGAGAGTTTGAGGTTCTAAAACTATATTTTTCTTTTCAATTTTTTCTTTTACAACTGAGAATCAAGCTCTTATATAATCATCTAGCTTTGATTCATCAACTTCTAGAATTTGTCACTTTTTAGCTCAGTTGTAAATTCTATTTCTATTGTTTATAACTCTAACCATATTAAATTTATATTAAAAATTAAGTAGTTTTGTTGTTTTTTACAAGCACTGTAGCTTCAGGATTTTCTATCAAAATATCAAGCTTCATTTTATACCAGAAGTTGTATCAATCAGGAGCAACTCTTTCAGGTTCTAGTTTTAAATCAGTTTGAATTCAGATGATTATATTTTTAGGATTCGTTCCTATAATATCAGCACCATCCAAGCTTACTTTATCAACTTTCACTCATACTTCTAAATCATATAAAAGTGGAGTAGTAGTTGAAATTGAACTTGCATCTATAGAAGCAATTGTATAAAGTAATTCTTTAGAATTACCATAATCAACAGCTATTGTATCTCCAGGAGAAATATTTGATCTCAAATCTGTATCTATAAATATTCAATTCGTTCATGCATCTGCTGGGGAAGTAATTGAAGCTGTAACTCAAGTAACTTTTACAGGATTTTCATTCATCATCAGTGATACTTCATTGATATTAGTTCCAGCAATCCTATTTTTCTTAGTTTCTCAATCTCATCTATTACCGTTTGGATCATTATATAATTCATCTAAGTCAATTTGAGTGTCAGGATCATGGAAGAACTCAAAATCTGTTTTATATTTGTTAGCTAAAGATTTTTTAGCTTGAACATATTTTTTTCTTGTAATATCTCTATTTGGAAATATTAAAGAATCTGAAGCATCAAGTACATTACCATATTTCTCAATTTGGTATTTTATACCATCAAAAACATTTAATATTCAATTTTCAGCCGATGGATCTTCTACTTTTCTACCATAAATAGCAGTTTCTACTAGTTCATTTGCTATCTTTTTTGCAATAATTCTTTTCAAATGTTCCTCAAAACTTTTTCACTCAATGTTATCATCTATTTCATCATCAGATAAATAAAAGAATCATTCAACTTTTTTAGAGCTTAAGAATATTGAATCAGTTTTGACTTTGTATCATTGTTTACCTGTTTGACCATAAGTTCTTTTTCAAGCACCTCAAGGCATAAGGAATTTTCCATCAGCTATAAGTTTTGCAATTTCTTTTGTAGGTCATGTCATCGTGATAACTCTAAATTTCTTTAAAAGTCATTCTGATTCATCTTTTACAAAATCAATAAACTCTTTAGCTTCATCATTTTTCCAATGAAAATTTACAGGAACTCAGTTTCAATCTAATGTAAAAGCCTTTTTTAGATCTTCAGTTTTATGAGTTCTTTTTTTAAGTTGTATAGGCATTTTTCTAAAATATTAAATAATAAATTAATCTATTTTTGAGATCCTTTGATCTGTTAAAACTTTTTCTATACTTTCAACTCTATCTATAGTTGTATCAAGAGCATCAGATATTGTTTTATCATCATTTTCTTTTTCTTTTTTTATCTTTTCTATATCTCAGGTAATTTGTTTTATCTGATCCATAAATGAAGATACATCATTTGATGATAAATACATATCTACATATTTTTTAATAGCTTCTTTTCAGCTATCAGTTTCAAAGTATTTTGAAATACTTTCCTCTGAAGTATTATCATTTGATACTTCTTTTGTAATTGAGGTTTTCATTTCTGAAGCTTCCTCAAATTTCTTTATTGCTTCATCTGATTTATCTTCTTTTAATAAAGATATACCATCAGCAAACACTCAAAAAAATTTTTCAAGTAGTTCTTTCATAAGTAAAAAATTAAAAATTAAACATTTATAGACTAGTTTCTTTATCTTTCCCCTCAAGGTCATTTCAAATTCTTGAGTATTTTTTCAAGTTTTTCTTTTTTCAAATCCTTTTTTACGGTTTTGAAAAGTGCAAATTTATTCTCAGCCTGTTCTACTGCTGGAGTATTATTTTTGCTTACTAGACTTATTCAATCTACAAATACATTTTTTATATCTCTAGGCATTTTTATTTTGTTAAACTATAAAATATCATTCCATTGATACTCAGACAAAATCTCAAGCTTTTACACTTTTATAGAGTGATTCCTCCAAGAATTTGATTCATACATACCAACTTCATTTTTTAACGATAGTATCTCAAACTATTATATCATTTGGAGCTATGAAATTTTCTACAAATTGATATTTAGCCTTTTCTATATGAGTATTATCTTCATGATCTATGTTTAAAAATTTATTTTGCATATTAGCACCAAAATCGTGAGCTGTTTTGATTATTTCTTCAGAAGTAATAACATCTCAATTTCTATCCTCAATATCAGGAGTTAAAACACAAAAACTCACAGTTTTATGTTTATCATCAGTTTTTAATAGTTTTATCATTACAGATTTTTAGGAAATAAAAAACACTACTTGTATTTTAGTAGTGTTTAAGTTCCCTGAAAGGTCTTTTAGTTAAGAATATATTCTATAAATTTTTTTCAAATAGAATTTAAATTATATTCATCTCTTGTAGTAATTCATCAAGAACCAATTCATCATCATGACATTTGTATATGATATGAAAAAATACCCAAATTACTTACTTGCTTTTTTAATTGATGATAATAATCACTCTTTATTGCAAATTCTTTATCATCGGAAAATTTTTCCTTTAAATATATATTTATAAAATTAGTTAATGGATTATGTCATGTAATATGTGGAATATCATTTCATTCTGTTCATGTAAATTTTCATTCTTTACGGAGCTCTTTAAATCTATTTAATTCATCATCAAGTTTTTTGTTAAATAGTGGTTCTATATTTAATTTCAAAAACTTTAAAAATTCTATTTCTTCAAGTGTACAAATTTTCAATATATGCAATATTTTTTCAAGCTCAAATTCATTTTTATCTTCATCTTTAATCTGTGTAAATCATAAAAAAATATTTTTTATATAGTTTCTTTTTTCTTTATTTCTTTCTTTAATATAAGATTCAAAAACTATCAAAAATCCATCTTTAAATGCTTCAGTTTGAACTATTTCTTCAGTAAATGCTTCAGGATTATCTTGTATAAATTTTATAAATTCATTTAATTTATCTTGGTTATATTGTAAATAAACTCAAAATAATCAAATTGCACTTATAATAGCTAATTGCCAGTATGGATTTACAGTAATTAAAGGCATTATTATTGTAGTCAAAGCTGGATTTCAAAATTTATCAATAGTAGCAATAATTCAGTCTTTATTCATAAAAAATATTTAAGTATTATTTAGAATTAATATACTAAAAAATTTAAATAATTCAACTCTCAGGATTCACAATACTATAATCAGTATAGCACCTACAATTAAATCAATGTGGAGCATGGTCTGTCCCTGTTCCTGGAAATAATTCATCTTTTGGAATCCATCAAGCTTCCTCATTGATTATATGAGTTTCTCTAGCATTACTATCTCACTGAGTAATACTTCTTTTGTATCAAGTTACTCAAAAATGCTTTGTATATTCATCATGTTGTTTTCTTGATCAAGATTCGTAGGCATTTCATACTTCCATCACTGCAATTAAACTTGATCTATAAGTTGAATACTTTAAAAATTTTTCATCAATTTTCTTAGCAATTTCTTGCAAAGTATTTCATTTTGAGATTCAATACTCAATTATTTTTGAGATTTCTTTTTGTGTAGTTTCATCTACTTCACTTATAAGTTCTCAAGCTCTAGTTTTTGCATATTCTAACTGATACTCATTGCTTATTCAAATATCTAGAGTAACTCAAATACTTTCTAATTCTTTTTTTGATTTTGATTCCTGTTCTAGTTGTCAAAGTAAGACTATTACTGATAGTTTTTCTATAAGTTTCTCAGTTATTTTTGAGTTATTAGATTTTTTTATATCTTTATTATCTTTTAGCTCATTTATGTATTTCTTAGCTTCATCATCAAAGTATTTATTAAAAAATTTTATAAAATCATAAAACAATTTCATAAATTCTTTTGATTTTACTTTTTCAAAATCATCTACGATTTTCTTTACTAGTTTTAGTTGTTTTTTCATAGTCATATTTTTGATAAAAAATTTCACCACTTACTTGTGTAAGTTTCTTCTAGTTCTTTTTCAATACTTGCAAGTTCTGAATCTTCTTTATTAGAGAATTCACTTCATCATGAAGTTTGAAGTTCATCTCATCAAATAATTTCTTCAAATCACAGTTTAATTCTTTCTTCATTAGCTGTAGTGATTCAAGCTTTTTTGTATCAAACAGCAATTCTCATTTCATCGACTCAATTTTTTAAATCTACTTTATTAAACTCTATTTCATTTATTTCTTCTTCAGATATTTTTGATAAAAATATATCTTTTTCATCACTTCTTTTCCAAGAAAGTAGTTGAGTTTTTAATTGTCTTAGTATCTTAGATTGAAGTGGAAGTATTATATCAGCATAAAGAGTTTCAAGTGCAACTTCAGAGTTAGCTCTATTAGAATTTTTAGAAGATAACAAATCAAATGGAATATTTGTTGATATTGCTATATCTTCTTTTAATTCTCTTTTTAGTGCTATAAATTTGTCAGGATCAATCTTTGTTGATAGATCTATTTTTCATATTTTTCAGGTAACAAAAAGAGTATTATGAGAATTATCTATTCATGATATTTTTGTTTTTATCATTTCTTCTATTTTTTCTATTTGCTCATCAGTTAGATTTCAAAGTTCATCATACAGAATATTTGGTTCTATATTACCTCCAGCAAAAAAGTTTTTATAATACTTAGTGATGAAAGCAAGTAGAACTACTTCATCAATACAAGAATTGAATAAACTATCTCAATAATGTTTATCTCCAAGTGATCATCTTTTAAAAAATAAAACTTCATTACTAGAAAATGGAACTTTCTTTATTCATTTTTTACTTCTTTGGTAATAAGTAATATCTTTGGTGTTTTTTGATGCTTTTCTGATGCTAGGAGTAAGTATAACTTCAAATTCCAATAGATTCTCAGTTTTTCAGTTTTTAAGTCTTTCAGAGAAAGAATTTCAAAAAGTTAATAGATTTTGAGCTATAATATCTATATCAAGATTTTTAAGCATGTTATCAAGTTCTTCATTATCTGTTTTAATAAATCAAGCATCAACTTTTGAAGCTATCTTTTTCACGATTCAAGATATAATAGAGCAATTATCGTAAGCATATAAAAGTTCTTCAAATCATACTTCAGGTTCTATTACTCAATCATTGCTACTAAAAAGTTCATCTGACTTATCATCTACTTGTTTTGAAGTTCAAGTTTTAAACAAAATTATTTTATTTTTATCTGACATGTTTTTTGATAAAAAAATAAAGACTAGCATTAGTATCTAGTCTTTACCTTTCCCCTCAAGGTCTTTTATTTTATATTCCTGTTTAGTTCTATGATATCATGCAGACTTGCAACATACCATCTTATTTGGTTTGATTCACTTTCACTAAATTCATATAGTTTTAAAAGTTCTCTTAGGTAGTATGAATTAAACTTAGGAGCTACATCTCAAGATTCTATTCTTGTTATTTCTCTTTCAGTTCACTTTATAATCTTAGCAACTTCTTTTTTTGAAAGTAATTTGCTTTCTCTTTTTTTCTTGAATAAATTTCAAAGTATACTTTCATCACTCTTTAACCATTTCTTCATATTTTCTTCATAAAATTCATCTCGTTTTACTTCAAAATAATCATACAAAGTATCAAGAGTTTGTTTGGTATACTTCTTATTTTTATATCAATTCTTGATTGAGTAAATTGCCTTACATCATATTCAAGTATCTTCTCTGAGTTTTTTTATTGTATTAACATTTAAAAACTCAGTTATCTTTTGTTGTATTAAACTCATAAGTTTATATTAAAAAGTTCTAATTTCTCATCATGAAAATGGTTTGAAACTAAAAACCATACTATCAACCAGATCATCATGTTCATCATTCGGAAATGCAAGTAATTGATTTTCTAGCTTAGATACTTTATCACTATCAGAGTTAAATTTTATTAATCATCTTTCAAACTCTCACTGATATTCTCTTAGTCTAGTAACCTTATCCTTTTCTGAGTTTAAAACCATTACTGCTAATCATCTTTTTTTAAGCATTCTAGCAAGTATTAGTCATCCATTGTTTTGCTCTATATAAATCAAGCTACACTTATATTTTCTATATAAATCCACAACCTTATTGCAAAATCTATCTTCATCCTTGTCTTCATCTTCAAAAGCTACTGATTCTAAAATATATTTATGGATTTCTCAGGCATATTTTTCTTGAGCTGTTATTGTTAATCACATTGCATCAGTTCAAGTTTTTTCAGAAAAAGCTGGATCTATACCGAATACAACTCTATAAACTTTTGGGAGAGTATAAAAATATTTAATATCTGATCTTTTAATAATTCTTTGTCAGTTTTTATATGCTATCAAATTAAAGTTTTGATTATATCAAATAGAACCATCTCTTCTTTTAGTTTGAAGTGATATAAACTTATAAGCATCATCAGTTATTCATTTATTTTTTATCATTGCTTCTTCATCAGTAGCAACAAATCTATCCCATGTTATTTTTCATTTTATTCTTATTGGAATCCAAAATATTTTAAAATCTTTATTTCACTCAAAAAATTTTTTAAGTCTAGGAACTCTACCATCTTCATTAATAACATTTCACAAAAATATCTTTTGAGCAAAAGCATTTAATCAACCAAACACTTCTCAAGTTAAAAATCTTATATCTGATTCTATCAGTTCAGGATTTTTTGTGTTTTTATGAGTATCTATGTCATCAAATCAAACAAGGTCAGGTCTATGAGTTCTTCAATCTCTTCAGAGGAATTTCTTTCATCTAGGACTTTTTCAGATACTCATAGCCTGAACTTTTATATTTCAATCAATCATAAATTCTCAAATAGTTTTTTTAGTTGGTTCATTTTGCTTTCTTCATTCAGGTGGAATATATAGGTGTCAAAAATCGTGTATCAATAACTCATTGGTTTGAAGTATTATTATCAAATCAAGTAGTATTGACTTAGCTTGTTCTATTTCAGAGTTGTAGTGCATTATGTACTTTTTTCTTTTATAAACTATGCAGTAAACATAGTAATAAGTTAAAAACATTGTTTTTGCACATTCTCTAAATCAAACAAAAAATATGTTTTTCATAGCTTGTAAATCATCAATGTATTCATGATGAAACAAAGCTAACGGATGTGTAAACTCATTTGGGAAATAATACAGACAAAAAGAAAGAAAATCATTTTTAAAATATTCCTTTCTTAAAAATATTTTATCAGGATTTGTGAAAAGATAATGGAGTAATTCTTTATTTCTTTTCATCTCAACTAATATTATTTTTTAATATTTTTTCATAAATAACTTTATCTTCATCAGATAATGTAAGTGGACTTCATCATTGAAGTTGAAGTTTGTTTGTAAAATCTTTATCTCTCATGGTAAGCCACCATTTAGAATCAGCAGAATCTCATTTTTTTATATTAGCTCAAATATTCAATCTAGCCTGTAGAGAAATACTATTTTTAAGTATCTCTTTTTCCTCCAAAAATTCAGGATTTTCTTGCTGATGTTGGTATAATTTACTAGGCGATATTTGGCTAAAGTAACAGGCTTGTTCGTCTGTCATACCTACTGCAAAACATAGCTTTAATTTTTGGAGTGTCACATCTGTCATAATTGGAGGTCTTCATGCTCAAATTTGTTTATTTTTTTCTTCTTTTGTTGGTAGATTTTTTGAGATATCTTCTACTACTGATTCTTTTTGTTTTAAGGTAACTTGAGAAAGTTTTTTCTTGAGCTTTTTAGTACTCATTTAAAATATTGTTAATATCTAAATCTCTTGTGAGAGATAGAATTTTCTTTTTTCAGTTTGTCACTTCATGATATCTTTTGATTATAGTTTGAACAAATACAGGATCTAACTCCATTGTATAGCAAGTTCTTTTTCTTTTTTCACAAGCTACAAGAGTAGATCCACTTCATCAAAACAAATCAACAACATTATCTCAAATTTTACTAGAATTATTCAAAGCATATTCTATCAGCTCAACTGGTTTTTGAGTAGGATGTACATATTCATTTACATTTGCTCTTCTCATACTCCAAATTGTTACTTTTCATTCAGCTTCAGCATCACGAGCTCTTTTTAAAATATTTAAAAGCTCTTTATCTGTTTTTCATTCTAAGGTTTCAATTACAGTTGAATGAGTTCTATCTCAATAAAAATTTGTTTTACTTCATTTTACAGAGCAATAAAAAAATGGTTCATGTTTCCATCTGTAATCTCACCATCAAAGTGCTGAACTTGGTTTATTCCATATAAGCTGATTTTTTATATCAAATCAATTATGTTTTAATGCTTTTTCGAAGATAGAAGCTGTGGAAGTAGAATGGAAGACATAGACTCAAGCTTCCTTTATGCAAATTTGTTTGTAAACATCAAAAGTATCATTTAGAAAATCTAGAAAATTCTCATCACTCATGTTATCATTCTCAATTTTTCTATTGGTTCAGGTGATTTTTCATTGTCATTTATAATTTACATTATAAGGAGGATCTGTGAATATCATAAAAGCTTGTTCGCTATTCATAAGCTTTTTAACATCATCAATTTTAGTAGAATCTCAGCACATAAGTCTATGTTCTCAAAGTTGAAATATATCTCAAAGCTTTACTATGATTTTTGTTTCATCAATAAATGGAACTTCATCTTCAATATTTTCATTATAATCCTCAGATTCAAATAAATTAAAATTCAAATCAAAATCTAGATGATCTATTAAATCAATAGAAAAATCTCATAAACTCGCTAACTCAATTTTAAGATTTTCAATATTAAAATCAGCTAGTAAATTCGTTGTATTATCTCTAATCCTATAATCCTTTTTTTGCTCTTCACTTAATCAAAAAACTCTAACTACTTCTATCTTTTGTATTCAAATTTTTTCAAGTGCTAGAGCTCTTCAATGTCATGCTAGGATTATATTATTTTCATCTACTACAATCGGAGCTATGTATCAATCCTTTTGTATCGATTTTACGATTTCTCATACATCTTTATCAGTATGAATCTTATTATTATTCTCATAAGGAATAATCTCAGAGAGTTGTAATTCAATAAACTCTTTTTTTAAGTTGGTATTAGTCATATTTTTTTCATAAAATACTATTAATCATATTTGTTAAAATTCATGGAGTAAGTTCTTTATGTTTGTTTTTCTCTTTCCATCATCAAACTATCTCTCTTAATTTTCTTTTTTGATCTGAATTTAATTCATTACTCATATCTTCAATCATCACTTTTTCTTTATTAACTCAAACAATTGGCGAATGAATAAAACTTTTTAATTCTCAATAAAGATATTTAATACTGTTGCAGTTTTTTACTTTAAAATCATCATCTAAAATGAGCTTTAATCTTTTTATAAACTCTTCTTTTCATTTTGTTTTTATAAAATTTACAAAGTGTTTTCAATAGATTCTTTGCCATTTTTTAGATTCTTTAAAATCATCTATTCAAATTCATCTATATAAAAGTGTTAAAACAGCATTAATTTCAGTATCTCAATAATCTCAAATTTCATTCAATTCAGAACCTACTTCTTTTTTTTGTAACTCTTTAGAGTTATTATTACTTGTATTATTAATACTTGTAATATTATCTTTGGTGTTTTTGCTAATGGTCGATTGGCATTTTTGCAATTCCACGGTTGGTGTTTTTGCTAACCGTATTTTTCTATCTATAATCTCACATCATCTATACTTATATTCTAAGTTTATATATCATAAATTAGATAATTTTTTTATCTTTTTACTTACACTAGTTTCATGTATTTTTAATTTGGAAGCTAGATGGAAATTACCTGCAAAACAATAACCTTTTTCAGCAGTTAAGCTCGATATATATAATAACAAAGGTAACTCTGATTTTATTTTATTATCAAAAATCCAATCATTATCACATATTGCATATCAATTTTTTAGCATATTAGATCTTGTTATTGTAATATTCGAGCATCCTTTTTTCTTCAGGATCAGGAATATCTAAACTCAAGAAATCTCTAGCCCATACTCTTATTTGTTCAATAAAAGAAGTCATCTCTTTACTATCTAATTCTTTGGTTGGTTTTATATAGTTAGTTTTAAACTTGTAAGAATACTTTCTCAAAAACTTAGCTTTAAAAATTTCTTTTAATTCTTCAGCCGTATGTCATGTATCTCAATAGTCAGCGATAAATTCAAAAATTAAATGTAAATAAGAGTTTTGAGGAATTGAACGGGAACGAGAAAAGGCTTTTACTTTGTAAAGCCTTTTTCTTGCAGTTTGTAGATATTCTATAAGTTCCTCATTAGTACCTATTTTCATAGCCTAAAGCTGAGAGTGGATGACACCTCAGGTTCATTTTTTTCCTCAAATTCTTGTTTTAAAATAACTATTTCTTGAAGTTCTTCTTTAAATTTTTCATTAATAGTTTCTTCTTTAGATATAATATCTTCAGGATAATCCCATTTTTTCTTTTGTATGTAGTAAAAACTTCAAATTCAATCTTGTTTATAGCTATCAACTTTTTTATCTTTCATCTCTTTATCAATTTCATCTTTTAAGATAGCTTGTTTATCAAGAATATCCTTTTTTTGTCTTTCAAGTTCAGCATATTCTTTCATTTTTGAAGTATCTATTTCAAGTTGTCATTCCTGAGATTCTAACCATTTTTCATACTCATCATTCATATCTTTAAAGATTTTTGGAATCCTTTTTCTCCATTTTTTTACTTCTTTTGGATCTATATCAACTTTGAATGTTTTAATTTCTCAAGTTGGTATTATATTACCATTTTCATCTTCACTCGTTACTATCCAATCAAGATATGCAGTTTTTGGTATGATTCAAGATTGCTCTTCTATCATAAGTGCATAGAAATATAATTGTCAGTGGTTATTAGCTCTATCTTGATCCCAAGTCTTTTTTCATGTTTTAAATTCTCTAAAAGTATGGAGTCAATCATCTACTATATCAGGACAGTTATCTATAAATCCAAGACAGCATATTCCATCAATAAATTGTTGTAATTTTTGCTCATATACTGGGAAGAGATCAAATTGGAAGTTTAGGAGTTTTTCTACAAAATCTTCATTTTCTGATATCCTAGAAATTATCTCTTTATATGTTTTAACTTTCCAAGCTTCAACTTCTTGAATCTCTCAATTTCTATCTTTTGATATAGCTCTTATAATTTCATCTTCATCAAAACTTCATAGTTCTATAATAGTTCAAAGTATTTTTCAAAATAGTATTTCTTTAGTTTCGAAGAATGGTTCTTCTTCAAAATATGTTTTTATAAATTGTGATCTAGATGTTTCAAAAGTATTTATCTTAGACCAACTTAAACTTTTAATTTTTCACATGGTTTTTATAGTTAGGAGGTATTATTTAGATTTCTTTGGTTCTTCAGGTATGATTTCAGCATCAACTATATTTTCATTTATTTTTTGCTTAATTTCATCTTTTAGACCTACAAGTTCTTTTAATTGATCTTCAGATAAATAATCCTTTGATTTTTTCCTTTCCTTGTTTAGTTCTATAAAAACTTTTCTAAGTTCATCTTCATTTTTTACAGCCATCATTTTATCATAATACACTTCGAAGTTTTTTTCTTGATCTTCATTATTTGTTTTTGGTTCATTAGGTGTATTTTGATTTTCAGGAATCTCTTCACTTTCATCATAAGTTCATGCAAATAATTCCTGGAATGTTCATCTTAATCATTGAGCTTCAGCTACTTTTTTTATCATGGTAGCAGGTTTTTGCTTCCATACACTTTGATTTGTATTGTATTCTTTTATGTCTACAAAATTAAACATTGATTTTGATGATCATTTTCTTTTTACAATACAATATGCTCATGCTAAATCTCATCTATTTGTAATGTTATATTTATGTTTTACTTCTCAGTTTTCTACTTCAAAGACATCATTTGAATATACAGCATCTACAGTATGGTAATCATATTCTTTATTTGATTGAGCTGATTTTCTATATCAATCCCTACCTATAAATATATTTGCAGGTTGTCATTGATATTTTACAGCCCATATTTCTCTTAAAAATGGATTTAATGAAGTTGCTTTTCCAATTCATACAAAAGTGTTAAATTCATCTTCAGTAAGTTTTGGTGCAAACAATTTCTTAACCTCATCTAGTTTATTTTGGTCTTTCCAAAGTTGTAAATCACTCATAAGTTTGATTTTATTAAATAAATTAGTATGATGTTAAGTGCTAATTGACTTTTTAAAGTTGATTAGTTCTCACGGAAGAGTCTCTTTTTTAAGAGGCTTTTTCTTATAATCATTTTTCATAGCCTTAAAATTAGCATTTAACATAAATTGTTTTTATTGAGGTTTACTCCTCAGTAATTCCATACTCATTTTCCATTGTTATGATCTTATCTCATAATTCTAGGAGTTTTGAATATTCTTTATCACTCATTTCAGTTTCATTTGAAAGCTCGTAATAAATTTTTCTAAGCTTTTTAAAAAGCTCTATTTTTTTCTCTAAATTTCTCATGGTTCTAGTTTAAATTGTAAATCTTTATACTTTTCTAATTCCATTTCAATAAAGGTATTAATGCAATACTTAGTATTTACCTTAGCTCTAGAATCAGAAAGTCTATCTACAAATTCTACAAACCTGCAAAATTTATCATTTTCAATTGCTTTTAGAACTTCAAGTTCTCTTTTCATAGACTCATATTTATCATGGTCTACTGTTATGGTGTGTTGCATAGTCAATTGTTACAATATAAATTAGCTTGATACTCTAATTGTTCAACACAGTAATCAGAGTGTCATACCAATCAGATAATTAGTATTATCAATATTAGTATCCAGACGATGCAATGATCTTCTTTTAACCTTTTTCTCATATATTTTCTTCATTACCAAATAAATCTAAAATGCTATACTTATTCTTTTCGGTTTTTCACTCTATTTCATTTAGTGCTTTAGTGAGTTCCCATTTAGTATTCCATCTAGGATTTGTGTATTTGCTAATGTGGAATCTTATAAGATAAGGTTTTTTCTTTAGTTTTTTAGCGAGTAATTCAACTAAAGTTTTATCTTGAATTTTCTTTTCAATTAATCTCATATATAAATGTTAAGTGGTATTAAGTATCAGGTTGTTTTAAAATTTCTATTAATCTTAATAGATCTCTTTTTACAAACTCATTTTTAAAAGCATTTCTTATTTCGTTCTCTTCTAGAGGTTCATCGAGATAAAAAGCACAGTTAATCCACTTCCATTTTCTATCTTCAGTTTTCATCTTTTTAAATTTATTACTAGTATAACTTAATTAGGTTATAGTTAAATTCAAAAAAATATTAATTGTCTGTATTCAGGTTATGTTAAAGATCACTGGCATTTCCGTAACATCAATATAACCATATTTGTGTATAATGCAAATTTTTTTATAACTTTTTTATACCTTTCAGCAATGTTTTTATTAAAAAAGTATTGACTTTTGAGTTAATAAATATATTATATTACCGATAATGGTTATATTACTTAATAATAAAAAATGTTTAAAGAAAAAATAGTAAATATAGATGCTATATGTAAGTATCTATGAAATGCAATTTATAGATATTTAGAAGAGAAAGAACAGACTGTTATGTGATTAGCAGATCAGTTAAATAAATCTCAACCTTATATTAGCGATTTACTTAATGGGAAGAGAAATACATCTAATTTGGATATTTATAAAAAAATGGCTCTTACTTTATGAATGAGAGAATCTGAGTTTGATGAGTTACTAAAAAAAGCTAAAAAATATGAGTATGAAGTTACTACTTGAGAAACTCTATCAAACTCATCTGATTTTTTAAAAAATCTTAGCTTATCTGATCTTAGACTTGCATTATCTAGAGAATTTGGAACAAAAGATGAAGATGTTCTAAATGATATCATGGCTTATGCTAGATTTAAAATTGAACAATGAAATTCTAAATTCTTAAAGGATCTATTAGATAAATAGTAATTGTTTTTTTGAATTTGATCTTATAGGTGTTCTAAGAAAGCACTATTTTAAATGTACTAAAATTTGGATTATGAAGGAATTTTTAGACAAGTATAAAAACTATAATTTGCCTATAGATATTGAATCTATTGTTTTAAAAGTTTGACTTAGTATTGATTATTTTGGTTTTGATAAAATAAACGGATTTATAAGTTGAACTACTATTGTAATAAATAGTTCTTTAAATTTAGCAGAACAAAGATTTACTTTAGCTCATGAATTATGACATTATATCGATTGAGAGATTTGAGCTTCTAGTGGAATATTTGCATGTAAGGAACTAAAAGAAAAAAAGGCAGATGAATTTGCTATGAATTTACTATGCCCAACAAAACAATTTAAAGAATTATGGGAAGAATATCAAAATGTGCCAACAGTAGCACAATGTTTAGCTGTTCCTGAATCTTTAATATTTAAAAAATTAAAACATATCTATTGATAATATGAAAGTAGTAATTTATTGTAGAAAATCAACTGATAGAGATGATATGCAAGTTCAATCTATTGATACTCAGCTTTCATGGTGTCTTGATTACTGTAAATTAAATAAATATACAGTAATTGAAACTATTTTGGAAGCAAAAAGTGCAAAACAACCTTGAAGAGAATGATTCAATAAAATGATTATGATGTTTGAAAAATGAACAGCTGATATAATCATTACTCAGCATTTAGATAGGCTTACAAGAAATGCTGTTGATGAGTGAACTCTAAAATGGTATGCACAATCTTGAAAAATAAAACAAATTCACTGTAAGGAGTGAATTTTTACTTGAGATCAAGTTTTAATGCTTTCTATTCATTTTTGATTTTCAAATCAATATATTGTTGATCTTAGAAAAAAAGTTATGGAATGAATTGAAACAAAAATTAAATGATGATGAATTGTTTGACCAGTACCTTTATGATATGTAAATAATAGAATTACAAGATGAGCTGATGTAGATGATTGAAATATGCACTATATTCAAAGAATTTTTGAATTAAGGTCTGATAATGTACCTTTAAGAAAAATTGTAGATATTTTATTCGAAGAAGGTTTCAGGACTAGAAAATGATGAAAAGTTACAAAAACAGTAATGGAAAGAATGGTTAAAAATCCTTTTTATTATTGAGTTATAGAATATGCTGGAGAATTGTATGAATGAAAACATCAAGCTTTAATATCTAGAGAATTATGGGAGAAAGTTAATAAAATATCTAGAGGGGTTACTTATGTATACGATAGGGACTTATCTCCTCTTAAATGAAAAGTTTTTCATAAAGAAAGTGGTAAAAAATTAACAGTATCACTATGTAAGAAAAAGTATGTTTATTTTCATTTACACAGTGATACCAAACTTAATTTGTGGTATAATCAAAAAGAAATAGTAAAAGTGTTTGATGAAAATTTACACTTATATCGTATTCCTGATGAATATAAACAAGAAGTTAAAGAATGAATTAAAGAGTATCATTTAGAGGAAATTGAAAAAACTCAAAAAACAAGACTTGGTTTAGAAAAAAGATCAAAAAAATTACAAAATGAAAAGACCTCATTAATTAAAATGAGATCTATGGGAGAGATAAGCAGTGAAGAATTAAATGATTCTAAAAATTCTATTGTTAATGAATTAATGGATATAAATGAAGAATTAAACAAATTAGATCAAAAAGATGATGTTCTTTTAACTAATTTAGACAATACCGTCGAACTTCTGGTTGAGCTCTATGACAAGCGGAAAAGCTACAGTTATGAAAAGAAGTTGAGAGTTATCAATTTTATGGTCGTCGAACTCGTAATTGACAACAACAAAAGGCTTTGAATAGTGGAAAACCAACTCTTCAAAGCCCTTCGTAAGCTTAATGTTCATAAATGGTGGAGCTAGTGGGATTCGAACCCACGTGTCAAGAGGCCAAAGAAATACATCTACTATCATAGTTTGTATTTATATTCTCGTGTATGAAGTACAAACAAAAAGTACACGAGAAAATTTAATCTGTTAATATTTTTCTAAAACAAGATTAAATCAAAACCGTTTCAGAAAAAACTCTTATTTAATAAGTTTATATCTCTCCAAGAGTGGGGATTTTTATAAACTGTGTAGCAGACCAATCGGTGCTCATCACTAAGTGAAGGCTACTAGTTGATGCTAATATAAATTAAGCAACAACCATTACTGGAGTTTTTAAACCAGTAGCAAATCTAGCTAGGCTAGCTTTTGCTCTTACAAAAGTGTTTGCATTTATGTTTGTTTGTAATTGATTATGGAAGTCACAAACATCTCCCAGATAGCATATGACCCGAGCGATTCTCTCGATAGAAACCAAGATTAACCCCGTATCCATATAATATTCATTTAATATAAAAAGTAAAGATAAATTTACTTGACATTTGTCTTTTTTGTATATATTATATACCAATTAATAACTAATAACAATTAAATATGAATAGATTTGAAACTATGTTAGCAGCAGCTATATTATCTATTAGTCCATGAGTTAATGCGGTAGAATATGTACTTGATAGAACTGCAGGTTATGTTGAAGAGGTAGTAAATAAACCTGTATTTGATACTGAAAATGCTTGAAAAAAAAATGGGTACCTATTGATGAATATGATGGTTCTAATAATTATAATATTCCCAAAGTTCAAAATTCTTGAACTATTCAAGATATACCAGATACAAATAATATAAAATTTGAAAGTTCAACTAAATTTGTTTGAAAAATAGAAATAGACAATTTCTGTACTTTTTTCAATTTAAGCGATTGTAATGATTCATGAGAATTCGTAGCAAAAGTAACTGAGTTACAATCAGAATTAGAATTGGTCGAAGATGGAATTTTATGACCTAATACATTGGAGAAAATATATTTAGAATATTATATGAATAATCCTGATGAATTAAGTCCTGAGGTATTAAAAAGAATCGAAATATATAAAAATCTAAAATGATATAATCAAGTAGAATGAGCTTTAAATTGAAGTCTTAATGTATTTAATATAAAAACTTTTTATTGAAGTGATATATGAATAAATAAACCTTGAACATATATTAACGAAAAACTTGTAGGTGTATTTCCTGAATCTAATGATAGTGGTAAAAGTGAAATTATATTTAAAAATGTAGATTGAAAAACTGCATTGGCATTTTATGTAAATTGAAAACTAGAATTAGCAACATATTGTTCTCCTTGATTAAAGGACTGAATGCCATGATTACCCGATTGACATGAAACTCCTATACTAGTAACTTACTGAATAAAAAATCCTGATATGCTACATACTTCTTCTGAATATCCTAAAATAAAAGATATAAATTGAAGGGTAGTAGAAAAGTGATGAGCTGTAATGCCTTATGCCGTACATATTAAAGGTCCACTTTGGATACATGTAAGCACTTGATCTGTTGATTGATGGCCTCGTTCTAATTGATGTATAAGAGTTTGAGCATTTTTTATGGAGCATATTTTTAAATTAATGGTAGAGTTATGAGTAGAAAATGTTAAAATAGATACTACAAATATATATTAATTAAACAATTAAAAAACTACATAAATTTCATTTATGTAGTTTTTTTTATATTTATTTCCACTCTGTAATATTTAAATTATGCTTTTTTCTATCAATACAATCGTTTTCCCTAAGCTTATTTTCTATAGCTCAGTTTCAAAAAGCAGAATTATCTGAATACATTACAGAATTTATTTTTCATGTTGATTTTATATCTAAAAATGCTAGATTTGCTTCTCATAAATCTCTGAAACAAGATAATTTTTTTTCTCTTTTTTGAATCTTCTGTCAATCTTCTGAAAAACTTTCATTTTCATCTACATAAAATTCTGTTTCTGGAATTCATACATTCTTTCATATTAGATTCAAAACAGATAATAGCTTTACTTCTGTTATTCATGCTCAATAAATATGATTAAATCAAAATTTATTATTGCATAGAATAGTGAAATCATAAGAATGCTTATCCCATAAAAAATTTAATCATAAATAAGTTAATGTATTATAAAATTTAACATAATTTGTCAAAGATTTAGAAGTAAATTTATCTTTTTGCTCATCTGCTAAAAATAATTTTTTTCATGCAAGAGTATCTATATTATATCATCCGTCTACTTTTTGCACATAAGAATCCAAATATGAATATTCTAATAATTCATTAAATTCTTGTTCTTTTTGATCAATTTTTGAATCTTCATCTTTTTCAGTTTTAGTATCATCATCATTCGCTTCTTGTTCTTTATCTAATTTTTCTTGGTGTTTTAATTTACTTTTTGATTCATTAATTTGAATTAATTCTAGAAGAATATCAAAAATATATTTAATATCTTTATGTATTCATTTAATACTTATTCTAAATATTTTTTCTAAATAACTCTGTTTATATAATAGCTTATCGTTTTCTTGTAGTTTTATATATTCTTCATCTAATAATATTTTATTTGTAATATCAAAAACTAAGGATTTACTTATTTCAAGTTTACTAAAATTTTTTACAACAAATCATAATTTAATAAGAATATCATAAAAAGCTTTATTTGTTTGTTTTAATATTAATATTTGTTTACTTAGATCATTTAAAATAACCCTGTTAGATAACTCTAAAGTATGCTCATATTTTTTATATAATATTTGTTTATCTTTTAAAAAATTTTCTTCTATAAACTTTTCTATTTCAAAGAAATTTCTTCAGTCACGAACCATTGATTCTACAACAGTTTCTCATATTTCCTTATCTTTTTTTAACTGATCAGAAATACTATAATATATCAAATAATTTTTTAAAATAGCTGTTTTTACAATACTTTTGTCATTTTGTAAATGAATAAATTGTTTGAAATAATCAGCAGAAATTTCTGAAATCAATAATAATGCCAACTGTTTATTTTCATTTTCAGTTTCTAAAAGTTTTAGTATGGTTTTATTAAAACCTAGCTTTTTTTCAAGAGCTTGAACTTCTCCAGCAGTAATAGACGAATTAATTATTCTAACAATCCTCTCAAAAATAGGATTTTCAAACATTGGTTCTTTTTCTTTATTATTATCTTTTTTCATGAAAATATTACAAATTAAAATATATTTTATGAATTATAACATATTTTTTTGAATAATAAAAATTTTGGCTCTTTTCATTTCATTAGGAAAGAAAAGTTAATTTTTATTGATAAAATAAATAAAAACTAAGTAACAGTAGGCTAGAAAAAAAACTAGCCTATTTTTTTGCAAAAAAAAAG